CCCAGAGCTTAAATGTATCCAAAAGTTCCAGATCGCTACCGTCAGTAGTGGTTAGTTCGTTATTACAAAAACTGATAAATCCTTCAACGGCTAAATCGTCATACCATATTCCAGGATTTCTGATAAGATCGTCAATACGATTCATCTCCTGCGAGATATGTCTATTGACCGGTATCTCTCCTCGAACTACGGCATCTCTAAACATACCGTAGTATTTAGGAACCGCGGTGTTTGATAAAGCCATTTTGAATTACCTCTTATTTAAGATTTTTTAGTACGATCAAGTACTTCTTTACGAGCGTCTTTCATACTTAATTCACGAATTTCTTTTGACTTGGTATCGTAATATTTTTTATTAAAAAATGACGGGTCCATTTTTACTAATGTATCAAGTTCTTCGATAGGCTTGTTCTTATATGCCGAATCTACGATTTTGTTTACGAAGTGTGTTCCAGAATTTACATAATCAGCTGCTGATCCTACTAAATAACCTACACCAATACCTAATACAACTGGGTTTTCTGTTAAAACACCTGCTGCAATAAATAAACCACTATTTATCAAGTTGCCAGTTCCACGTCTAATACTATGTACAGTATCAGATTTCATAACTTCTTTATAGACATCGTCACTTATTTCTATTTTTGTCTTTTTGCTACCGCTAAAAGGATTACGTGGATTTTTGGGACTTGTGACCACAATAGTCTTTTTAGATCCATCTGATGTAGACTGTCTTTTCGATTGGTTTGAGTGATCGTCTCTTACACCATCTCCGTCTCCATCACCAAAAGAAAATCTACCAGATTTCTTATCGTGGTTCTTATTGAAGTGCATCAAATACTCTGAATAATCCATACTAGAGTAGTCCATATCTGTATGCTCCATTTCTTTTGCTAGTTCTGCACATTTATTGATATAATTGTTTACAACTTTTTCGTCAATATAAGTATAAATCAACGCTAAATCACTAGAATCATTTTTATAAGGTTTTAACTCATATATATTATTAACATCTTTAAAAGGAATAAATCTATTATTTTTTTCAGCTACTTTTTCTTCTGCATCTTCTATAAAGTCCATATTTTGTCTAAATATTTTTTTAGAAGCGTCAATAATATCTAGTATTTTATCTTTGTCATAACCTTTATAAGCAAGAGCTGATATTTGTGAAAGTGGACCATAATACCAATCAGTTAGAAATTCATAATAATTCCACCGTCCTGAATCTGTGTAATCTGGTCCATAATCTATACCGACCTCATCCATAACTTTGATACCAAAATCCAACATTTTCTTTTCAGAATCTGTATATTCTTTTTTAGGATCAGCAAGTGCTTCTTTACGTAAATTACTAACATAAGAAATATCAGAACCGTATTTTTTATATATTTCATCCGCTTCTTTTGTTCTATATGCAGATGGATCACCATATATTGAATTTTCTGAATCAGACTTTACACCGTCTCCATTTCCATCACCGAAAGTGAAACGGCCAGTTCTTTTATCGTGGTTCTTATTGAAGTGCATCAAATACTCTGAATAATCCATACTAGAGTAGTCCATATCTGAGTGTTCCATTTCTTTTAATAATTTTTCACATTCAGCAATGTATGTATCAATTGTATCATTTTCGTCTGTAATATTGCGTGATACTTCCATCAATGTATAGATATCTTTATATGGTTCTTTATTAGCTGCTTCACCTGACAATTTATACCAATTTTTATTATCTGGATATCCAGTATATGCATTACGAAATGCATTATCTTTCTCCCACATTTTATCAGTATCTTTTAGAGCATTAAATACTTTATCTCCAGACCATCCTTTTACAAGTAAATATGCTATTTCAGGAAAACCTAATGCCTGATCTTCTAATAAAAACCAAGATCTAAGCGCATTCTTGTCGATGTCTTCTGAACCCCACATTTTTTCAGCACCAAACGCTTTTATTCCAGTATCGACTGCTTTTACAACATCTTTACCCCATTTTTCTTCAGCATTATCTTCTGGTTTTAACCAGGGTTTATTATAATATAAATTAAAAACTCCAGTCTTCTCTAACTCAGAATATTTCTTATCCAGTTCAGGAGTTCTGTAATCATCTGGTGACACACTGTCTCCGTTTCCATCTCCGAAAGTGAAACGTCCGGTTCTTTTATCGTGGTTCTTGTTGTAATGAACCAAATAATCAGGATATCTCATATGCTTATACCTTCTTTTTTATTTAATCGAGGTAATCCATGCAAATCCACATGTTACCGCCGATACGTCCCCAAGCGCCATCTTTCTCGTAAACACGAACAACAGCGCCACCGTAGAGTTCACCGACTTTTTTAGTATTAGAATCAGGACCGGTTCTAATATTAAGCCATTCGCTTACATCTACTGTATATTCCATAAAATCAGATGTCGGCTTCTCCGGTTCCGGTGTAGGCTTAGGATCTTCCTTAACAGGCTCTTCAGTCTTCTCAGATGTCGGGAATTCCTTTCCGTCATATCTGGGTCTACCAAAACCTGCTACGTAACCACCGATAGGATACTTAGAAAACTCATAATACTTCTTAGCAACCTTACCGCCATTTGTGTTTCCTTCTACTGTCCAGAAACCATAATCATTCCAATCTACACACCAACCAGTGTGAGAATATCCGTTATCATTCTGGAAACAAACCTGATCACCGACAGAAAGATCTTTGTAATTTTCATACCAAGCGTCATGATCTTTGTAATACTGTACAACATATTTAACAACTGCTGCACGATCATCAGAATCCGGCTGATAGAGAAAATAATGTGCATCCCAAACATCAGGATCAAACTCACCGTTCTCGTTTCTGATTGCCTGATATGCACACCAGGAAGTGAAGACTGAACAATAGTCCAAATACTGCTTCTTTCCGCATCCAGTAAAGAAATCTACCTGATCGAGGTCGTAAGCATACTTATTCCATTTGCCTTCTGCCTGATAACCAACTTCGGCTTCAGCGATCTTAACAAGATCTCTAGAATATAAACAACCCATTATTTACCCTCCTCTGTAGTATTTGCAGCGAGCTTATACTTAATAGAACTAATTCCGAGTAAAGCACAAGCAAATGCTGTAATTGCTGCGAGAGTTGCACCAATCTGATTTGTGTACGGGACGTTCCAAATTTGGCCTATAGCGAGCCAGAAAGCAGTAAGTGCAGGAAATCCAACACTGGCAACCCACTTAAGGATGTCATAAACTTTACTGTTCTTGAAAATCATTTTGAAATCTCCTTTACTTATTGATCAAATATTTTTCGAGATCCTCTTCAGCTTTCTTGAGAGCATCCGTATCGTTTCCATTTAGCGAATGCTTCAAGAGAGCCAAAAGAGCTGTCTGAATTATCTTGTTACCTTCTTCAATTCCATCAAACTTATCATCCTTATCTCTATTTGCTTTTTCAAGTTCAGATATTCTGTTCTCAAGTAGTTTTATTTTTTCATCTCTTAACTTATCGGGTTCACGAAGTTTAGAAATGAGATTAATAATAATCGCTATAGCTGATGATATAGTAATCATTGCTGCTGCAAAAGCTACTACTTGTCCAGGAGTGAACTGTATTACTGTTTCCATTTTTATTACTCCTTATCGCTTTTATTTTCTTCGATTTCTTTCAAAGCGTTTCTTATGACTTCACAAAATCTCGGGCAATAGTGGTTTTCCTTGTCATAGTTAGGACAATCTAAACACGATTTAGTCTGATAACACTTGTCTGTCATATTTTCACAGCCTCCAGATAGTTCTGTGTTACTCCTCTATAGGTGTTTGATTGTGGTAATACACATCATTTTTTAGAACTGAACTGTCTGGACTTAATATAGATACTGCGTGAATATCAACACTACTTACTGCGGCATAAGACAGTACGGTGTGAAATTTCTGCTCTGCTTGTTCTCTGTTCTGAAACACCTCAGTTAGAACTGCCGTAATTCCGTTTGTTGTCTGTAATTCAATTACTGTAAACATTTTTATTTTCCTTTATGCTATTTGTATTAAATTTGGTACAAAAGAGGCTTGCCCTGTTGTTACTTTAAAACTATTCCAACTATTAGTTTGAACCGTGATGTAACTAGAAGCAACGATCGTAGCAATAACCATACCACCACTACCTTGAGAATTAATTCGAAGTAAGTATAGACCACCGACGCCATAACCGCTTGCAAATGACAATAAATATACTCCAGAACTGGAATATATCGGACTATCTGACGCAATAGTATATACATATGATGCGTTAGCATTTAATGGCCCTAAACTTATACGCTTTGCCCAACTGGCACTATTTATAAGTGTAGTTGTTAAATTTCCAGTAGATGGATTAAATTTTAAATTGCTACTTTTTCTTGCGCCTTCTGTTCTTGTTGTGTTGTCAGCAGTTACACTAAATAAAACCTCATAATTGGCATTTGTTGATGTTGCAGTTTGAGCAACAGCATTATTAGTGTCTGTAAATACAGCGTTACTTGGAACAGACTTTGATAATGAATAGGTACATGCACTTGGTTTACCGCTAGTAAAATAGCAAGGTTGTGTAGCACTGCCTGCTGTTGCTGTATCGAGTTTAACAGCAGATGTTGCAGAACCACCAGCACTTGAAGAACCGGCATACTTTGTGTCACCCTTTAATGCAGTTGTTGATGTTGTGCCTAATGTCAAATTAGACTTTGCATTCCAAGTCGCCTTTTCACCCGTTGTAACAAGAAACAGAGTAGCGCCGCCGCTGGCAGCCGCTTTGCTATCGTGCGGTACGCTTGCGTCTTTTACATCATAAGTACCTATGACATTTCCATTTGCATCTTTTAAGACAATCTGCGAAACATCTGCCATATTATCACCTCATTATGTAGCAGGTGTTACAGTATGTGTCGCCTCCGTACCAGTAAAAGTCTGAGCTGCGGCAGTACCACTAATAGTACCAGAGCTTGCAGAACCAGTAAATGTGGGATCTGTTACTGTATCAACACCATCCGCTACTGTAACAGATGATACAGTAGGTGTTGCACCTGCAGTAATTGTTAAAATTTCATTAGCTACTGTGAAAGTAGGCATGCTGCCTGCATTTGTTACACTTCCAACACTTGTTGTGGATAATGTAACAGCCGTACCTGATACAGAACCACTCGGAGTTACGGAGCATGTACCAGAAACAGAACTTGCTGCGTTACTTCCAGCAGGCGTTATAGTTACTTCGCCAGTATCAACATATGCAAAAGCCTTGAGAGTTCCAACACTTGAACCTAGAGCCTGCCAAGCAATACCGTTGAAAATATATTCCTGACCGTTACTGTCCTGAACAATATCACCGTTAACTGCTGTTACACTTTCACCGTTAATAGTAATTGGATTAGTCGTAGAACCGTCAGACAATGCTGTAGTGGTTATACCAAGCCAGTGAGTAGCATTAGAAAGTTTGGCTACTTCAGTTTCAAGAGTTGTAATTCTCTTCTCTGCACCAGAAGTTGTTCCGTCGCCAACCCACTGTCTTACTTCGTTATCTTTTAAATAATATGCATTACCACTAGGCAAAGTGATCTCATACATAGTTGGTAGTTGTGTCCAAGTAATTGAGGCCATTTTGATTTCTCCTTTAGTTCGTCGTGAATATTAAATGCTGTTCGTTTAGAGGATCTATATAGCATCTGACTTTGTTATTCCAGAAAGTTCTTTCCTCAGATGTTATGTGTCTGATATTATCTGCTACATGAGCATATAAAAGGTCGTCCGTGAACGGCATATCTATAAGATATGAAGTTCCGTCACCAACTTTCATTGATGCAACATTATCACCCTGCAAAGTTTGTCTATAGTCTGAATAAATATAAATATACCCTTTTGCTGATATCAACTGCGGTTTACTATTCCATGTAGCTGTACTTGCATATAGTACTTTACAGTCTCCACTAATAACATACACAGTTCCAAAATCAACTTCAAGAGGTTCAGTGGCGGAACTGAAATTAGCATCAACAGGTTTATCAGAATTTAAGTTGACTTTTATAGGTTCATTACGGTTGGCTTTTAATTCTATAGACTCCGGAACCGCGACAAAATCGACAGATATATCATTTACAACTCTAAAGTCAGCTGACAATTTCTGAACAATATCGGGTTCGTTCGGCATATTACGTTCCCTCCGTGTCCTCAGTAATTTCTCCTTCTTTGTAAACTTCAGCAATTGATACATCACTAGCAAGTGTTGCTAATGCTGTTCCATCTGCAAGAAGAGCTCTTACCTGAATCAATGCCTCGCCAGCTTTTAAATCCAGAGTATCTGCCTGTGTTAGTTTAACACGCATTATTCGATTCTCATAATCAAATTCTACATCGTCATAAAGCTTATCAACTTTAACTTTCTTCTGCTGGGAGATGTAAATCCAAACCTGGGTAATGTTATGTAAATCGATATCGTCATTTTTTACTATCATTTCAATAGTAGGCGTTGTACCTCTTATTAATTCCATTTTGATTTTTCTCCCTCTATATTTATTATTCATTAGGGTAAGTTTCAATAAGTGTGTGCTCAATAACTATTTTACGCAAGATAAACAACCTGACCGATTGCCCATTGATTACCGCTTTGTTGAGTATTGAATGTGACTGTTCCATTAGTTTTGACAACAATATTGACAGGACTGGAACCATATCGTACTACACAATAAGCTGTGTGTTTTGGTTTTGGTTCAACATTCCAAAGAACGGCACTACTTGAGTATGTTCCTGACGGAATCTTTATACCAAAATCTAAAATAACAACACTTCCACTCCGTTTTATGGTAGGTAAACCCATACTACTCGGCATTGTTGAGCCTAATGTTACTGAACATTCAGTTTCTTCAACTGTTGTATATTTCTTTCCGTCAATGTATAATGTCATTTCATCACTAGTTGCACCTGTTACATTGATAATACCCTGTTTTTCTGCTTCTGTGAGCAAATCAAACTCAGCTTTGGTCATTGACCTCAATATTCGTACAACAGTTTTATTGTTGGTGCTATCATCAATGGAGTTTGCACCGATAAATTGCATTTGTGTTCTTTGTGTAAGACTTATGCCACTATTATTAAGAATAGTGTGTCCACCACTTCCTCCGCCTCCACCGCTGCTACCTAGACCAGCATCAAACCAAGCCATAAAATTTGCTACCTCTTTTAAATTTAATCTATAGGAAATAATATATTAGTTCCTACTGTATAAAAATTCTGATCATTAAAGGAAACTACTCTATTTAAATCAACGGTTGAACATGAAGCAAAATTAGTATCTTCAATATTTGTTATGTCCCCACCAGATAATACTAAATGATCATATGTATAATCTATATAGTTTAATTTTTGTGTGTATCTGAGTCTGGATTCATGTGTATATTCAACGCCGGTTTCAAGACAAGTAAATGACTTACTCTGAATATTATACCAGGAATTTGTATCTCCATCTATATATCCGCCAATACCCATAAAATATCTTTTATTATTTAATTTCTCGTAAACAAATAAAGATTTTCTGTCGTTACTATAATTATTTCTATGTTGTAAATAGAACACGTCATCAGAAAAACAAACAACCGATACATTACCAGCGTAATCATTAGCTACAGAAGTAGACGTTGTAACACCTTGTAACTGATATCCCATATTATATCTAGTGCCAGCACTACTATTTAAAGCAAAATATATAATTGCGGCATCATCAACATGAATATACAAAATGTTGTCTTCTATTCTTGTTGTTATTAATGAGCATCCTAAACTATCTAGCCACGCTTTATAATTAGAAAGTGTTAGAGTATTTCCGGGCCATTCATATTTATTATAACTACCCATATTATATTAACCTCATTGAACATAAGAATACATGTAAGTTTTTATATCTATAAATTTAGAGTGCAGCCCGAAGTCAAAAGTCATTGTGCTTATGGTCTCTTTTATCTGTTCATCTAGATCCTCTACTGATGAATTAACTTCTATTCCTTTATAAAGTGGCGACTTTTCGACTTTCATCAAAAAATTTATAGAATGAATTATTGTTCCATTCGACTCTATAGACAATTCACAAATATTATCTCCTGGAAGTGGACACATCTGTTCTGATGTATCAAAAGTAACATACGTAGAAGATGTGTTTGCAAGTTGCTCTTCTAAAATTGTATTGTCTGGTTTTCTAACATTTAATCGTATTGTTTCATTACCGGATAAAGTATATACAGAGTCACCTTCAAATAAATTTAATCTAATAATTCTTCCAATATCATACTGTGATACATGACATACTGGATTATTTAATCCTGGTATAAGATTTAATTTTATGTTTTCCATATTTTTATTGCATCCAATATTCTGTAATCGAGATCACCAATTTCTGATGTAGATTCTACATTATTATCAGGATCTTCTTCAACTTCTAAAATAAAATTTATTGAACCTATTCTATATTTTTTCTTTTTCAAACTAATTTCACAAACATTAGATCCTGGACAAGCACACATTTGTGCTGTTGTGGTCAAATAAAGTGTATTGCCTCCAAGACTACGAACAACATCAGCAGTAACAATATCGCCACTCGGTTTTTTCATTTCGAAAATTATTCTTTCATCAGTGAATGTATAAAATTCCGATATTTCTTTTAAATTTATTTGTATAACCCTACCAACATCACATTGAGAGGCATGACAGACCGGCCATGCAGCTCCTGGTATAATATCAAGTACTATATTTTCCATCAGAACTCATACTCCACTGCCATAATAAAGTTTAAAGTGCTTATCTCCATGTTTGTCTTTGCAATCGTAATGTTGCAAACATTAAATCCAATAATTGGAGTCATGTCAGCTGTTGTAGTGAACGTTATTTTTGTTCCAGTAAAAGAATTTAATGATTTTACCAAAATTTGATTATCCGGTCGTCTGATTTCTAAAGAAATGTTCTCGGTTCCATCTAGTGAATACACCTCATCACCATAAACTAAATTTATTTCTATTGTATCTCCACTAGAATCTTGAAGAACATAACAATACGGAGAAACCTTATGTGGTATTACATCTAAAATTATTTGTTGCATACCATTTTTCCTATATTTTTCTTTTTGTCAAGGCCACTTTAAGTATAGTTTATACCCACTTTGACCATGGAACTTACCATCAATTTTACCCCCGGGGAATTTTTAAAGACCGCCGCGATGAGGTAGGGGGTGTTTTTTATGGGGACCCCTCCCCTATGTCAAAATTTTTTGTTTACTGTTGCTTGAATAAAAATTTTAAAACTAAAAATCTAAAATAAAAATTTATTTTTTGTAAAACATTTATTTTTAAAAATATTTACAAATTAAATTTTTAAATTTAAAAGTAAACACACAAAAATTATTTGAATGAGAAACAAAAAACTTTTAAATTATTAGAGTTAAAACAAAAACAAAATAAAAAAGTTTTTAAAATTAAATTTTGTTTTTAGATTTAAAATTTTTATTTAAACAGGGCTTTTAATTTTTAGAGGGGGCTAAATACACACTACAGTAGGGTAGTGTCAAATAGAATACAATTAACAGTAATAAATATAAAAATAATAAACAATTTAATAAAAAAGTAAATAAAATGTAATTGAAAACAAAATTATTTGTAAAACATTTAAATTTAAATAATTTATTTGTTTAAATAGAATTTTATTTTTAATTTAGTTATTATTTAGTAGTGTCTAAATAGTGAACCGATATTTTAAGGGGTGTTTTAGTATTTCAAATATAAGCAGGGGTATTAATATAGTTGCAGGTCTCCAGAGTTGCTGCGAATTTGTAAATAATTTTTCTTGTACAATTTCTTATGAGTGTGCTCTTATTTTTAATGCCTAAAAAATGCTTGTAAAATAGGGCATACTTTTTTATCTAAAAATAAATTACTAGTGCCCGCTAAAAGATTTTAGACAGACGGTTTTAAAATCAATTAGGGGCCTAGTATTTATTTTTAGAGGGAGGATATCACGTACCCCTATTTAATAATTAGAACGGGGGTACAAATTATTCTAATGTACGGCTAACCTTTTTGTACATATTAAATATATCATTCTTTACAATCTTATCAATAGCTTCTGATATAGCAGAATCAGAGGGGTCCTGACTAGAGGGGGTTTCATTTATGACACGGTCTAAAAAAGCACAGGTATTGTACCCTTTTTCGACATCATATAGGAACCAGCTATCAAACTGTGTAAAAGGATCATACGGGTTGTCAAACGTAGTCAACCTGTACTCTACTTGTGGCATACCAGTCTCTCCTTTCTGCTTAATCTAAATATCTATTGACTGTAGTAGAAGATACTCCTACAGCTTCTGCTATCTCTGACGGATTATAACCAGAGGCAGCTAAAGAATGTATCCTAGCTTGTTTTGAAGGGGATATTTCTTTATTACTATAGGGGGTAGTGTACTCAAGAAGCTGATCCTGATTCATATACTGTATGATTTGTGCAAGCTTGTTAGCTGATATAGCACCAGCCTGTATAGCTTCCCACTCTTTAACAGATATAGGAATAGCTTCTCTACGTGCACCTACTTTAGTTCTAGCCGACACCAACGCTTGCTGTCTAACTTTCTTTAGATCAGCGTTAGTCATATCAGGATTGTCTTTTCTCTTCTTAGCTACAATAGAGTTAGCCATTGCTTGTGCTCTTCTTTCTTTAGGAGCATTAAGTAATGATATGTTTAACTTAGCATCCAATGATGCAACTTCTTTTTCATAAGTAGCTTTAGCTGCCGGTGAGTATCGTATATCTTTAGTTTCAACCATCGTCTTTCTTGCTTGATTAGCCAATGACTTCATATAGTTAGCATATTCAGCATAAGCTTCTTCTTGTGGTGTACCAGAAGATAACTTGAAAGCATCGTCAACCTCAGCCATCTGAGTGCTCTTTTGAGTTCTAACATGAGTTTTACCGTCTTTACCAACGTATTCCTCAACAACTCTCTTATAAGATTGTTTACCAGTTTCAGGATCAATCTTAGGACTACCCTTTGTCTTAAGAACTTCAACTTCGCCTTTAGCACGAGAAATCAAAGTAGAAGCACCTTCGCGATACTTGCCATCTTCAACTCTTCCCTGATATTTCTTTTTAAGTTCGGCAATACCATTGTCTTTCTCTGATTGTTTGTAATCGAGATTGTGCTTTTCGGCGTCGATAACTACCATTGAATGTCTTACAGCTCTTGCTAATTCAGCATCAGTAGCACCTTTTAAAGTCATATCGGTAATCAAATTTGAAACCTTACCCATTTCTGTTTGGGTATTTTTCATCTTTTTAAATGACCCTTCAGGTTTGCCGCCATACTGCATCTTAGGATCAAATCCCTCTAATTCCTTTAAAGGTGGTGTAGATACGATTCGTACGCTACTCTTAGAACTGTTACAAGGGATTACCATTGCTGTATCACCATCGAAGTCAGCTCCTGATAATCTATCAGCAACTTTCTTATTGATACCAACGGCATCTTTAGGTGAAGTTCCTAAAACATTCTTACCTTCTTCAATCTTATTATTGACAGTTAATATCGGGATTTCGAATGTTCCACCATGGGGATAACGAATCAAAGCAACCTTTTCACCGTTTTTGTAATTAGGTGCATAAATCTCGTCATCCTTCACGGAAGTTAAAGGAAGAATTACCTGATACTTTTGCCTTGGAAGAGCGGCAGCTTTCAAATGTACAGCAGAAGCATCACAATCATCAGCAAATGACTTAAGACGCATCTTCTTTACTGTAGGATTTGTCAAATTACAAATTTCTTCATATTCAGCTTGCTTGTCATCTTTGGCAATGTTTAACTGTCTGTTAATTAAATCCATACTCTGTTTAGAAAGAAACTGTGAAGGAAGTTTATCAGACCACTCCATCCAGTCTCCTTCTTCTCGAGTCTTATTAATAACTGAAAGATGTTTCTTACCATCGTCACCTATATAATAGCTCTGACCGCCACCTTTTGTATTGAACTCAGGATCATTTACACCTTCCTTAATTAAAGCACCAAAAGGATTCTGTGGGTCACTTTTAATAGGTTTAAGAATTGTGTTATTCTTAGGACCAAGAACAGGAGTATCACTGTTTTTGTTTGTGTTAAACAGAACATCAACACCATCGGGAAGATCATCAGAATAGACAGCCATTCCCTTTAAGTAATGAGTTCCGTCAACCATTATTCTTACTTGTGCATAATGAGAACCGCCGAGATCAAGATCTTTAACACCTCTACGAATCTCAATAACACCGTCTTTATCTATTCCACCATCGTCAGCATAACGAATTGCTAATCTTTTAGAATCTAAACTTTCAGGCGGAACAAATCTAGGCTGGAAAGTGTCACCATCGTCGTGTGATACCCAGTTTTCAGAAGCAGAATGAATCTTATCGAAATTATAAATTTCTTTATGTTCAGTACCAGGAGCACAAATAACTTTCTGATTAATCTGTTTACCAGGATTTGTTACCTGTGGAATACCCCCACCATAGACAGGATAACCTTCCATTTCAAGAATATAAAGAGCTTCATTAAGTTTCTCTCTTGAAATTCCGAGTTCTCTTTCTACACCAGTACCAACGTCAATCATTCCGTCTTCTGCAATACGCTTCTTCAAGAACTCTGCCGTTTGCTGAGCGACGTTCATTCTTGCTTCAGAACTTTCATTAAGAAGAGAACGAATAGATGAATCATTCTTATAACCCATCAATTCTGCTATTTCATTTAAACTCTTACCTTCAGCTCTGAGCTTCTTAGCTTCCTCAACTTCTTTTCTTCGCTTCTCATTATTAGCCAATGAAAGCTGAGTTCTAAACTGAGTTGAAGTAAGACCCATTGATTTAGCAATAGCAAGATCTCCAGTATAAGTCTTACCATCGCTATCAGTGTAAGTGAAACCTTCTTCTCTCTTCTTATGAATATCACTTAAGAAGTCATCTTCATGTTGATAAGGATTTTCGCCAGAACCCCAAGGATATCTACCTGAACGTCTAGGCATTCCGTAATGCATCAATTCGTCAAGAACGACATTACCCATCGATTAATCCTCCTTCTCAACATCTTCTGCTAATTTAGTAACTGATATTATCTTATCCATTATAGGAGCAATGTCTTCCACAGTTGGAGTGTGAACAGTTATCGCATCCCATTGATACAATCGTAATTCAATATGAATGTCTTTTAATTTAAAATTAAATTTAGGACCATAGTTCAAAACAAAAAGAGCAGCATAAGTTTCGAGTTGTTCCATGTGAGCAGGATTGTCTCCTGTCTTAAGATCGTGAATCCTAAGAAAGTTATCTCTGAAACAAATAGTATCAGCATGACCATAGAGTTTGTCATTATAAACTAACGCTTGCTCTGTTGTCATTTTAAAACCAGTACCATCGTTGATGTAACATTTCAAAGCATCAAATACTTCTCTTGGAATTGTATTCAAATGTGAAATAAGTTTCTTCGCATATTCAGGAACTGAACCATCGTCTGTCAACATCTTATATTTATTATAGATATAGGACTCAACTTCTTTCACAACAACTCTAATACCATTGCCTTCTTTTTTGTGACGTAAATCAATTTCAGTAGCAGCATACTCGTGCATCTCTGTTCCGAGTTGTGTTCTGTATTGATTTCTTACACGGTCAATAATTTTGTCATCATCATATCTGAGCCATGAACTTTGACTCGGACTGAACAAAGCATGTTTTCCTCTAAGTTCAGGATGATCATCGAAAGTGAACTTTAAGCTCATGCATTATTTCCTCCTTGTTTTCTGGAGAGACAAATCTAGAAAAAGACATCTCATTCATCTTCTCCACATAATAGGATTGATTTGGTCTTTTACTAGCCTTCGCGTCTTTCTTGCATTCAAGCGTTGCCCACTTATTTTTGTGTAGAATTAAAAGGTCAGGAATTCCCTGGATGTGACCTGAGTCAAGTTTAGTTACAATACATCCATCGAATGTTTGTTTAAGCTCTTTAACTAGGTCAGCTTGAAATTTGTTTTCGAGTTTACCCATCGTTCACCTCTCATTCAAACAAAAAGAAAAGAGAAGCCAGCGTTTAAAATTTTTACTATAGCGTCAAAATAAAAATAATAAACGCTGACCGCGATTTATCCTTCTCTCTTCATAAAAGGGCATGTTTTTTTCGCGAAGCTAATTTTCAGTGTCTTCTTTAAGTGGTGTTCTCTTAGTAAACCATCGCACTAGATTATTATAACATCTATCACAAAAATCTACTGAATGATTTACATCAAACAAAGTATAACGTTGAATAGTTTGATTACTGCTACACTCTTCTCCACATCTATCACAATAAGTCTTCTTCATATTCTTACCTTTCGATTAGTTTGCTCTATTTGAACTTCGCGTTCCATCTTGCTTCCGCATATCTGACAAAAGTAACCGGGAGCCATCGAGTGTTTCTTACATTCAGAACACTCATACTCACCACCACTAGCAACTAGTTTTAAAGTCCAGTAACCATCGCGTCTTTTGTAATCTGCTTTAGCTTGTTCATATCCTCTGTCATATGCTGCTCTCAAAGCCATCAAACAATCATGTGACTCATTATTCAGACATCTATAATTTTTACCCATTGTCAGAATCCTCCGAACTTGAGTTTAACACTTTCAGAAATTAACATAACATCGTCAACTTTCATCTTCTGAATTTGAACAGACGTCTCTTCATCAAAATATGTCACCGCATATCTGTTACCATTGAACACATAGTATTTTGTAAAATGCATACTTTTATATTCAGGAATTCTAGTTATGAAGCGACCATGCTTCGATAAATATTCTGCTTGCTCAGCTACAGTTATCTTACCATTGAAATCATTTTTCATATAAACCTCTTTCTGGAATTTAGATTTCGATTATTTCACCCATCGGACAATCTTCTTCTCTGATATACTTCTTGTTAGGTTGTATGTACTTTGTTCCTTTACCATCCTCTTGACACATGTAAGATTTTATCTTGCCGTCGATCTCTACTGTCACAGGTAAACCAGTTACCATTGAACTCAATCTTTCCAATTTGCTCATTGTAAAAAATCCTCCAAATTTATTTAGTGGCCAATTGGCCAAGTTTTTTCCTATATATTATATATAAAAAAATTAAAAAATTAATTAATATACAAAAAAAAGTGGCCATTTGGCCAAAAAGGCCTAAAACCCGCGTGGTTGACGCATTTTTCGTGGCCACTTTTGGTTTTAAAAATGGCCAATTGGCCACTTTTTTTGGCCAATTTGCACTTTTCGTCACAAAATTTTCTAAAAATTTTCAAAAAATATGCAAATTGGCCACTTTCTGCCCACTTTTAAAAATGAAAATGGCCACAAAATTTTACCTATTTTTGCTCTTTTTTGCCTCCTTTTTGCTCTTCCATTGCAGACAATCTTTGTCCTTCAAAGAGTCTGATCTGATGAAATGCAGGCTTCCAATATCACAAATTTCAGTCCTACCATCATCAACTTTCTTCAGATTAGCACATGTGTCACAATCCTTTTTCTTCTCCATCGTCCGAACCGCTCCTTTCGTTACTTCCGCTCCTTATAATATTATTAATTCTTCTTATATTATCATATATTTCTTCTTCCGAACCACTCCTTTTAACATTATCAAAAACTTTATCAAAATCTCGATTGTTCAAATATGAATTATCAGCAATAACAGCCAACGAACGGCTTATATCAGCAAGTATAGCATTCTGCTGGGCTAACAATCTGGCATTCATCTCATCAAAGTTTTTACTTTTAGAACCAACATCTCTCCATACTTCAAGTATCTTTCTGTTATCTTCAACTCTGCCCATTCAGTTCCTCCGTTTACTCATTATTCTTCTTATTAGATTTAATCCCAGCACAAACCAACAAGAATATGATAAATTGTGCTACATTAAATGCCAACGATGCACCTAACCAAAAATAGATCATTCGTATACTACCTCCGTTGCTCTAGCCCCACAATAGGGACAAAATTTAAAATCTTTTATCCAGTGTGTTACCATTGACTTCTCACAATTTTCACAATAGAATATACGAGTTCTGTCATCAGAGAAAAATTCGTTTTCTATCCATCGAGTGGTAAGTTTAGTCCTGGATTTTTTAACACTAGCCATTGAATTGACCTCCTGCATATTTGTTAGCATTAAAATCTTTCTTCATTTTTAACGCTCTACGAATTGCCAAATCGATTCCTGATTGACTTGACAAATAGTAATAGTAAAGATCTTTAAAAGGGGTGTTAAGTCGGTTAGTACGTCCGGACGCCTGTTTCATAATTCGATAGGAATAATTGAGTGAGTAAAACACCATCGTATCTGTCTCAATACAATTCCAACCTTCACACCCCGCCGTATACTGTACAAGATAAACCCATGAACCGGTATCAGGAATAGGTTCGTGCTTATGACCGTTCCACTCACGAACAGTTACACCATTGTAGTGATTACCGAAAATACATTTAAGTAACTCCAACTCGTAATCGAAGTTATAGAATATTATAAGTTTAGGATGCTGCTCGAACAATTCCAAAACAGCAATTTGTCTCGAATCAGATGTGTTTACGATTCGACGCAAAGCTAAACAATATTCAGATGCATTTTCAATAGGTCTATCTTCCCAGATGTTCCATCGATCTTTCGTCATTCGGAGATACTGAGTTTTATCATAATTGACATTAATAAACTCGTGATGCGACTCAGCAGGTTTTTCGACACGGATATCCACCAACAACTGTTTACGATAACGTAATAACCGCCCAGTATCATAATAAGATTTTACTTTAGGATATTTCGAGTATCGGTCCCATATAGCATGCTGATTAAGGAATTCGGTACGATTTTTATAGAAACCATTTGCAACAAATACCGGAATGTAGTCAGACCAAGTATCACCAGGTGTAGCAGAGAGAAGAATCCATTGATTTTTTCTCGCTATATCGAGGAACGCTTTGACCCAGGCTCCTCGACCAACGACTCTCTGTTCGTCGAAGATAAAAAATGCACCAATAACTTTCCTGTATTTTTTAATGTTGTTCCAGGAATCTACTACGACTTTATTAGCATACAGATTTCGATCCGATTTAGTTCCGAGATAGAAAGGAACCATCTCGTCGTCCCATTCGAACAAATCGCGCTTATGTGCAGTAGTGATTATGTAAAGATCTCTGGGAGGATCATCCATCGGATAAGAGTCTTCGGTTGAACCTTCAGTAATTGTGCTTAACCGACCACCATTCTGTACATAGTAATATGCCAGAGCAGTACGTGACTTTCCTGAACCGACATCACCGCATAAAATACAACCATTGTGCATTTTATTAACTGCATCGACTTGAGCCGGACGTAAATTAATAGGCATTTATTTAAACCTCATTCATCAATAATCTCCAAACCTTCGCACATCGCCCAGAGTGCCGACTCAGTTTCCTCAGATATACCCAAAGTAGCACAGAATGACTCTGCAGTATTTGTTACACACTTAAGTTCACACTGAGGATTAACGATTTCTGATTCATTAAGAGATTTAATTTCTACAAGTGGCTTAAATTCACCATTCTCATTAGTCCAGAAAAGCATTCCGTGATTTGTGTTTTCGCCTGTATACATTTTACTCTACCTCCGAATACTCACCATTGCGGCTTACGTGAAACTTACGCTTTCTGCGAATTTTATTTTTAGCGAACCGTTCATCTGTAGTGTGATGACAGTGATATTTAGACCATTCATCTGCCGTCATAGTTTTAGCACACTGTTTTTCACAAGCCTCACCATTGCACAAGTAACAAATTTTTGTAGGTTTCATTAGATTTCCTCCTGGTATATATTGTTTAATACGTCATAAGAATCGACTAAGTTTTTAATTATCATTGAACACCGAATGTCTTTGTCAAGATTTACACACATATGATCGAGACAAAAACCAATTCTGTCAAGAAGTTTATCTTTGATTTCATCAATTTTTTCATTTTCATCCATATTATATAACCTCCCATATATCATTTAAAATTACATCACCATCGGGATAGTAATCGACTTCCTCGTACCAGACAGAATACACGTCATAATAACCTGTAGGAAATGAAGCCATCTCATCATAAGTCTCATAAAAGAGATCGAGATGTCTACCATTGACTCCAGGTCCTGTGTCTTCTGCTATAAACACCCTGTCAAATTCCTCGATATAAAACATATCTCCGAAACTATGAATGCTTCTGTCTATAGCACAAGTTGTCGGTTCCCATAGTCTATTCTCCCAATCGGCACGATGACAGATCTCTCCACTCGCAGTCCTCCAGCCTGCAGGAAAGTTGTCAGTACCATCGTCATATTCCCTGTAACCACATTCGTGAGGGCAATATGCTGTAATAAAGTACGTACCAATGTAATCTTTATGCATTATTGTGTAAGTCGTAACTTCACCGTCATGTGAATAACCTGACTTATACCATACTACAGCACCTTCTGGTCGAAACGTCTTCTGGTGTGTGGTTTCAAGCGGAATAAGTTTATTATAACTTTTAACCATTGACAAGACCGGAGTAGCTGCTATATTAAATAACAATATAACTATCATAACGGTTGCCAATGTAATTATTATTTTGTCGTGTTTAGTATTCATTGCTTTTTCTCAATGTATTTAGTTATAACGTCTTCGGCTGTTAACCATCCGACTACGTCGTCACATATGTCACCGTAAATCTCTAAGAGACCCTGAGGTCCACCATATGAATGTCTGTGACAAACTGCATCCCAAGAACGGCGGTACCATTTGTCAAACACCTTAACAAACTTCCAGGGCTCTTTTGGTTCAGTGTCGATATCGGACTCATCACCATCATATTCTTTATATACAATAATCTGATCCCAGTCTTTTACAACTGAGTGACGTTCATTAACGATACCATGCTTATCGAGGTAATTTTTGAGTTTAGTCAACTCAGATTCTACGATTTCCAAATTTTCAGCCTCAGTGTGCATGTGTTTCCTCCTTAGTCGTCCCAAACAAGTTCGAGTTTTGAATAACACTCTGAACAGAAGTTACCATAAGTTGTACGCTTAGACTGAGAGTCTGCTTTCTGTGTCGTAAACACATAACGCTCATCTCCCTGCTTAATCTCTTTTTTGCAAACCGCACAGTGTCTTTTTAACATTATTTCTCCTCCTTGATCTTAACAGCTTTTCCACAGTTAGGACAGAACCTATCTGTGATCTTTACTCCGAGTGCATCCATCGGCCGTGAATCACGACAGTATGGACAGATACGAAATTGCTTCTGAGTCCAACCGAATGATGCTCGCCATTCTTTAAATTCAACCAACCAGGATTTAAGTATTTCCGCCATCGTTAGCCTCCTTATCTCGCCACATAGCAACTATGTTCTTATCACCATCATATCTAGGAACATCAATATCAGGAAAAGCCTTCTCGAGATCTCTGACTGTCATATTGTCTGTATCATACTTATGAGTACCATCGAGATTAGTAAACATCTGATCTAATGTCTCAGCCATTTTTAGTCGAGTTTCAAATGCTAACATGGCATCAATATAACGAGGCTCGAGATAAGCTCCGCCATGTTCAAAAACAATATACGGTTTCTTATCTAGCAGAGGATCTACTATGAGTTTGATAGTTGTATCATTTTCCAGAGCTAATGTCACATAAGGAGTACCATCGTCGTTTCTTTTTATCCACTGATCGTCAAGAACTAATAGATATCTCATATTAATACTCACTCCCTGTAATCTTAGTGTCTTCCACAATAGTGTCACCAATGACTGTAAAATCTATTGTACCTTCCGTAACAACATTTTTTACTGTATAATACGGTGTGCCATCTGTATACAATGTAGATTTATCGTTGTCTATATTTATCGACAAATTATTAAATCTAACTGGCATTATAACAATTTGCCCACTTAATTTCATTCTGACATAAGTTGGTGAATAATTATCCAAATCGATACCAACAAAGTCATAAACCTTACTACCGCAGAATCGGCAAGCACCATCGTCCTGTAATGTTCCGCCACAATTCGGGCAGTTATGTAGTCTTTCTATCAGGTCCATCAAGATTTCTCCTTTCGAATTTTGTTCCACAAAAACTACAGTATCTTAATTCAAATTCTGTAGCCATATTGCACTTAGGACACAATATATAAGTATGAACCCATCCTGGATTACAAATAAAGCAGTCTTCACAAGCCATCGCTCTCAGCCTCTTTATTATTTAAGAAAGCAACCACCTTGGTCATACATGTCGGACAGAGATCATATGTTTTATATGCAGCACCATGTGTTGTAAATAATCGTAACCAATTATATTTGTATTCATCCTTTCCAAAATCAATACCTTCATAAAGCTCGTATAGACTACAGCATCTATCACATTTCTTTGCATTAGCCATAATTACTTCTCCTTATGCTTCTTATTATATCTACCAACGTGCTTAGCAAATGTCTCATAATAACCGTAATCATTACCGAGCACTTTCTTAGAAATAGCCATCGCTAGACCCTTTTCAGGATCAAATGTCTCTCCCGGCTGGCACTTAACTACAGTCTTAGTACCATCGGTCCAGAATACGATAGTAGCGGGATCGTTGAAGATGACATCTTTGATATTATCTTTAATATTATCTTTAATATTATCTTTACAAGGCCAAACATTTTTAAGTTGTTCTGATACCCATCGAGTCTTTCCACTACCTCTTGCTGACATCATATATATCGACTTTTGTACAGTGTCGTTGTCGACATTAACATTAATCCTATAATCAGAAGAAATCTTATCTGGATCTACTGATTCAATTAGTGTCTTAAGTTCCCTACCAGTTTGGAAAGGAATACCATCAGGTTCTTGTCTGACAGTCATATTAATTACATCTGGTTCACAACATCTCTGCTCAACTTCCATTTTTTCTACAATAAAACGTCTTTTCGCCATATTTTTAACCTCTCGTCTTTCCTTATATTTCCAAATTGCATTTCTTATAGAACCTGATATACTTCTATAACCAGGAAACCATTGTGTTGTCTCGTGCCCATTAACACTGAATTCGCTTGTGAAAGTAACTTTATAACCATAACTATTTCCATCTGTTCTTATTTTACATACGGATTTACCATCGTATATAATATGAAGATATGTACCCTCAAAATCTGTATATATAAGTACCTGCGGGAGTTCCGTTTCCAAGTCACATCTTATTTTGTATAATCTTTCCTCATCAAATTTACTCATCTTTTGCCTCCCACTTGTCCATTCCGCTGATATTCATACCATTGTAACAGCAACCTATACACGGTTGATCATACGGCTCAGTACGTATATGTTTGCACGAAGCACATTTATTATTAAAACGAGAACGGTCACTTTCATGTTCATTGCGCCATTGATTAATATCTTCACTTGTGCTATCGTAACTAACCGTACCATCGGACTTACCGGAATACTTACTATAATCAACTTCAGTACGCTGTTTAGCAGTTTCAGCCATTGACTTAGCTGCTTTGATGTCATCTCTAAGACGTCTTATCTCGGCTTGAATATCTTTTATTGAAAGACCATGCTGAACATTTTCATGTTGTAACTTATCAGTTGATTTTTTATATACATCAAATTCAGCAAGAAGATTCTCAAAAATCCATTTTTTCTTCTTTTTCTCTTTCTTACCAACATGACACTTCTGTTCTATTTCCTGAAAAATCCACTTCCAGCCCTCGTCGTCACCATCGATCCAGTCACTAAGAATACCAGGCAGGATCTTTTCTAATTCTTCTAAATAAATATAAGCCATATTATAAACCTCCGAAATATTTAGTCTCCCTCATAATTGGGTAAATCATTTCTAAGTGTAGAAAACGAAATATCTTTACCGCCATATAATGTTATACCAGTACCGCATTTTGCACAGGTATAAGGTTTGTTATATTCTACAATGTGACCATTAACTCCGTTTGGTAATAAAACTGCAATAGGACATTGACAAATGGCTAAACCCTTTGTTTTACTATTATTGATTTTTTCTGCTTCTTCAAAAGTCAGAAATACAGGCTCACTAAGTGTTCTCATATTATAAACCTCCTATTAAGTTGTTAACGTCGTCCGTACACGTCGAACCAGTCCTGAGCTACTTGGTGCATAACTCTATAATTATCCCTTGTCAATCCCGGTTCAGCGACTCTCATCTGGGCATACGTATCAATTGTCATTGTTTGTGGTCTGAATTCTGACTGGAACTCCATGAACGGAAGTAAATGCACTGACATATTAAGTGCCATGTCTTTAAGTGTCCACTCAGCAGCTCTCTCGTAATCCTCCGGTTCTTTCAACGTATATGCCGGAACACATACATGCCCCTGTATAAGTTGAAATTTACCATGATAGACCTCAACTCTACCGAGAGTAAATCCGTCCGGACCATCGTTCAATTTGTACTGCATGCCGCAAGACTGACAAACAAGAGTTGAACCATCGATCTTACCGCCACAGTTATCACACTGTAATTTTTGTAATTTAGCCATTACAGTTCCTCCTCTCTAGGTCCGCCATCGCACCGAGCACATTTTGGGGTATCATCGTCGTCAACATAATAAAACGGACATTCATCACCATGACACTCTTCGTAATAGCAATGATGTACTTCAG